AACTTTATAAGATGAAAATGAATAATATATCTGATTGTAAAGTTAGATTAAAAACTAAAGGCCATCAAAAAATACAAGAGCAAACAAAAGCTAGGTCGATTTACCAAACTACTTTTTTACATTACATTTGTTGTGCTTATTTGTTTATGCCTATTGAAACTAATATAGGAAATGAAAATATATTCATGAACTTAGATGGCTTTGCAAATATTGCAAGATATTCAAAAAGGTTGGAGAAGTTTTCAAAAGGATGTGTTAATTCATTTGACTTTGAGGATTTTAACGCTCAACACACTTTTGAAGATATGCAATGTGTTTTAAGACATACTTTTGAAAAAGTTAGCTCAACTATAGAAGATGACAATACACGTGAAAAGTATATCAATATTGCTAATTGGGTCATTAATAGTGTATCGAACACATATACTTATAGAAATGGTATTAAGTATCAGTGGAAAGCAGGTTTGCCTAGTGGAGTTAGGTACACTTCTTATATGAATAACATATTGAATTATCTTTACACTAAGATAATGTATAAGTCATTGAACTCACTTTATCCATACTTGAATTACGATTATAAACTAATGGAAGTTTGTGGAGACGATTCATATCATGTTTTCTCAACTATTGAAGCTTCCACAATATTTAATGAAGAAATGTTGGCATGTGGATATTCTATACAACTGACGAAGCAAATGACATCATATGAAACATTCGAATTTTTAAGATTGCAATATTATCCAAATGGCTTGATTTGCGGATGTGTTAATAGATCTATTTCTAACTTTGTCTGTGGAAATTGGGAAGATTCAGGTTCTAACAGTGTACTCCAAATAATAAATGAATTGTATCCTAATGTGGTAACTTTGACTAAGAGAGGGATGTCTGTTGATATTGCTAGACGCATTTGGATGATAGCTTTAGTGAATTGTTTGGTAAATAAAAGTTATGAACAGCAAGATTTTAACTCTTATGCAGAGATGTATAATAAATCTTGTCTTGTTAAAAATTACTTTAATTTAACTAGAAGATTGAAAACAGATCAAAATGGATATTCAATGTTATTGTATGAAGAAAGATATATTGATATTAAAACATTATCAAGAGAGCTAAGTGAAATAAGAAAATCTTTAGACTCTCAGATTACTAATGAAGCAAAAGATTTTGATTATAATGTCACCAGTCTTATAGAATTTAGGAGTAGTTTAGTTAATTGGATGAAG